TTTGTACACGCGGCCCCGATCATCGATCTTCTCCGAGGTCACTTCGAGCCCGAGCTTTTTCTTGAGCGCACCGGACATTGCACCGCGCACGGTATGTGACTGCCATCCGGTCGCGGCCATGATCTCTGCGATGGTCGCGCCGTCCGGCGCGCGCAACATGGCGATGAGAGTGGCCTGCTTGGTGCCTTCGCGCGGCGTGCGGGTCTTGGGGGCTGCATCCTCGGTCGGCTTGACCTCCGCGCTATCGGGTTCACTGCCGATGGCGGCAAAGCCTGCGTCGGTCGCAACCAGCGTAACGCCATGCCCGTCGCCGGTCTCGCGCCAGACGGCATCGCCTTTGCGCATGTCTGCCTCGACCTCTTCGAGGAAGCCCTTGGAAAGCATCGCGCTGACCACTTTGGCGGCGGCCCCGCCGCGCAGGCTGTCAGGCAGCGGCAGGGCAATGCGGTCCTCGTTTTGGGCCGCGCGGGACAGGATGATTGTCTGGGTGTCGGAAAGCTTGGTCATGGGGTCGTCTCCGTGTTCGGACCGCGACCTTCGCGGTCTTCTACGACCCCAAGCCGCGCAACGGCGCGGCCGGAGTTCGGGGCGGTTTCCCGATGTCAGATCAAGGCGAGGTCCTTCAGGCAGGCGGCCGCATCAATCAGCTGATTGGTTGGCACCTCGATGGTGATCGTCATGCTGTCGGCGTAGGCGCGGACATAAACGCCGCCGTCGTCCATCAGGGCGCTTTCTATTTCGTCGAGGACGGTGGTGATGCGGCTGGGGTCGAAATGATCGGGCAGCTTGCGAATGGCAATGCGAATGGTGCTGGTTTCCATGGTGCTTACTCCGCGTGCTCGCCTTCGCTGAAGGCGCTGTCGGTGATGCGTTTCAGGAGGCTGGCGTAGTGCTCAAGGCTGCCAACCGTCGCCCAGCCGATCTCGTCGGGGTGGCAGTTGAAATGTTCGTCGCTGAGGCTCTGGAGCCGGGCGAGCATCTCGTCGATCTCGGCCTTCTTGCCGATGAAAGCGTTCAGCGCCGCCTCGTTCGACCGGTTCCTCGAACCGGTGGCGGAACCGGTCTCACTGCGGTGTGCCTTCTCGGCGCGAAGCTCGTGGCGCGGTGTTGTCTGCGGGTTCAGGCGGGTCATCGTGGCGGCTCCTTCGTTTTGCGCTACCGCTGCGCTGCTTGAGCGCGGTGGTGAGTTGCATCGTTTTCGTGAGATCAGATTCGCTCTGGTGCGGAGGCTTATCAACTACATAAGCACATGATTTTGAATGATAATTGGAGCGCATCATGGAGGGTCTGAGCGAGCGCCAGTATGCCGCCCGCGTCGGCCTCTCACGCGGAGCCATCCAGAAGGCCAAGGCAACGGGACGCGTGGTTCTGCATTCCGATGGCAGTATCGACGCGGAGGCGAGCGATGCGCTGCGTGCGCAGGCGACCGATCCGTCGAAAACCCGCAAAGCACCGAAGCCGAAGCTCAAACCTGTCTCGGAAGCCGCGGTCTCCGCCGTGGGCGAGACGCTGCGGGGTGAGGAGCGGTTTCGCATCAGCGAAACCGGAGGCGCCAGTGGCGCGTCCGGAGCGACGAACGGAATGTCTGCCCCGCCGGTGGGTGGTGGCACCACATTCCTGCAGGCCAAGACGGCCAACGAAGTTCTGAAAGCGCAGGAACGCCGCCTGCGGCTGCAAAAACTGAAAGGCGAACTGATCGACCGCGCCCGCGCGCTGTCGCTGGTGTTTCGGCTGGCGCGGCAGGAGCGTGACGTTTGGGTCAACTGGCCTGCGCGGGCGGCCGCGTTGATGGCGGCCGATCTGGGCGTTGAGCCTGCCACGATGCAGAAGGTTCTGGAGAAACATGTCCGTGCCCAGCTCGACGACCTTGCCGAGGTCAAACTCGATCTCTGGTGAGGACGACTTCGAGGGCGCGGCCGAAATCCTGCGTGCCTGGAGCGAAGGCCTCACCCCGGATCCGGATCTGACGGTCTCGCAATGGGCGGATCGGCACCGGACGCTTTCCAGTCGCGCATCGGCCGAACCGGGCCGGTATCGCACCGCGCGCACGCCCTACATGGGCGAGATCATGGACCGGCTGTCGCCGGGCGATCCAACGCAGCGGATCGTCTTCATGAAGGCAGCGCAGGTCGGCGCGACCGAGGCAGGCAACAACTGGATTGGCTTCGCGATCCACCAGGCGCCGGGGCCAATGTTGGCGGTGCAGCCGACGGTGGAACTGGCCAAGCGGAACTCGCGTCAGCGGATCGACCCGCTGATCGACGAAAGCCCGGAGCTGCGGGAGCGGGTCAAACCGGCAAGGTCGCGCGATGCGGGCAATACGATGCTGTCCAAGGAATTCGCGGGCGGCATCCTGATCATGACCGGGGCGAACTCGGCGGTCGGGCTGCGCTCGACGCCCGCGCGCTACATCTTTCTCGACGAGGTCGATGCCTATCCGGCCTCGGCCGACGAGGAAGGCGACCCGGTGACGCTGGCTGAGGCACGGTCGTTGACCTTCGCCCATAGGCGCAAGGTGTTTCTGGTCTCGACGCCGACCATTCGGGGGATGAGCCGGATCGAACGGGACTATGAGGCCAGCGACCAACGCCGGTTCTTCGTGCCCTGTCCGCATTGTCAGCAGATGCAGTGGCTGAAATTCGATCGGCTGCGCTGGGAAAAAGGACAGCCGGAAACGGCCGAATATCACTGCGAGGGCTGCGACACGCCCATCGCTGAACATCACAAGACGGCGATGCTGGAAGCGGGAGAATGGCGCGCGACGGCCACGGCTGCCGATCCCAACACGGTCGGCTACCACCTCTCCGCGCTTTATTCGCCCATTGGCTGGCTCAGCTGGGAGCGGATCGTGCGGGCCTGGGATGCGGCTCAAGGGTCGGATGAGGCGATCAAGGCGTTTCGCAACACGATCCTAGGCGAGACTTGGGTCGAGACAGGCGAAGCGCCGGACTGGCAGAGGCTCTACGACCAGCGCGAACGCTGGAAACCGGGCAATGTCCCCGCAGGCGGGCTGTTCCTGACCGCCGGCGCCGACGTTCAGAAAGACCGGATCGAGATCGATGTCTGGGCCTGGGGCCGTGGGCTCGAAAGCTGGCTGGTCGATCACATCGTGATCGAGGGCGGGCCCGACAGGCATGAGGCTTGGGGCGACCTGACCGAACTGCTCGGTCGGACCTGGCCGCATGAACGCGGCGCGCATCTGAAGATCGCGCGTCTTGCCATCGATACCGGCTACGAGGCCCCGGCGGTCTACGGCTGGTCGCGGGCACAAGGTTTTGCACAGGTCGCGCCCGTAAAAGGCGTCGAAGGCTTCAATCGCGCCAGCCCGGTTTCCGGGCCGACTTATGTGGACGCGACCGAGGGCGGCAAACGTCTGCGGCGTGGCGCACGGCTCTGGACCGTGGCGGTGTCGACCTTCAAGGCTGAGACCTATCGCTTCCTGCGGCTGGAACGGCCAACCGATGAGGACATTGCCGACGGCGCGGCATTCTCACCCGGCACGGTCCACCTGCCGCATTGGGTCGAAAACGAATGGCTGAAGCAGTTCGTTGCCGAGCAACTGGTCACCGTGCGCACCAAGCGCGGCTTCGCCCGGCTGGAATGGCAGAAGCTGCGCGAGCGCAACGAAGCGCTGGACTGCCGTGTCTATGCCCGTGCCGCTGCCTGGATCGCGGGCGCGGACCGCTGGACGGACGAGAAATGGCACGACCTCGAGGATCAGCTTGGGGTCGCCGACGCCTCTGCGGATCCTGCGGGGCAGATCAACAGGCAAGCGCAGACGTCGCAAGGCAAACGCCAATCCGACTGGCTCGGACGGCGCGGAGGATGGTTTTGACATGACCGACTGGACGGAAACCGAGCTCTCGGCGCTGCGCCGGGCCTATGCCAGCGGCACGACACGCGTCAGCTATGACGGCAAATCCGTCGATTACGGCTCGGCCGAGGATCTGCTCGCCCGCATCCGGACCATTGAGCGCGCTATCGCGGGGACGACAAAATCTGCGCCGGTCGCAGGGCTCGCAGGCTTCTCGCGCGGAGATCGCTGATGTCGGCGAACTGGTTTGACCATGCGATTGCCGCCGTGGCACCGCGTGCGGCAGCCCGCCGGGTGCTTGCCAGGCAGGCATTCGAAACCCTAACCCGTGGCTATGACGGCGCTGCGAAAGGGCGGCGGACCGAAGGCTGGCGCGCGCCGGGCACCTCGGCCGACACGGAAGTCAGCGTGGCCGGAGCACTCTTGCGCGACCGGATGCGCGATCTGGTGCGCAACAATCCGCATGCGGCCAAAGCCGTGGCGGTGCTGGTGAACAACATCGTCGGCGCGGGCATCATGCCGCGCGCCGCCAGCGGCAATGACAAACTGGACCGCAAGGTCGATGCGCTCTTTGCGCAATGGTCGGACACGGCCGATGCTGACGGCCAGCTCGACTTCTATGGCCTGCAAACGCTGATCTGCCGCGAGATGGTCGAGGCGGGCGAGGTGCTGGTGCGCCGGCGTCTGCGGCGCGCGAGCGACGGTTTGCCCGTCCCGCTGCAAGTGCAGGTGCTGGAGGCAGACTTCCTCGACGCCACGAAATCCGGTGCCATCGGTTCGGGGCGTCTCGTGCAGGGTATCGAGTTCGACCCGGTCGGCAAGCGCCGGGCCTATTGGCTGCATGCCGAGCATCCGGGCGACGCCTATGGCGCATTGCAGAACGGGTTGCAGAGCCGTCCGGTCCCGGCGACCGAGATCGCCCATGTCTACGAGAAGCAGCGCACGCAGGCGCGCGGCGTGCCCTGGGGCGCGCCTGTGATCCGAAGTTTGCGCGATCTCGACGATTACGAAGTGGCGGAACTGGTCCGCAAGAAGACCGAAGCCTGCGTCACCGCCATCGTGTTCGGCGATGACGAAGCCCAGCAGGGCATCGCGCCTTCGGTGGTCGACGCCGATGGCAACCGGGTCGAGCAGTTCGAGCCGGGGCTCATTGCCTATGCGCGCGGCGGCAAGGATATCCGCTTCAACCAGCCCTCCGCCACCGGCGGCTACGGCGAATACAAGCGGGCGAGCCTGCACACGATCTCGGCCGGATTCC